GGTTCTGTACCTACAGGAAGGCTAGTACACAGTGCTTTTGGTAGGTTGTGGGCGCAAAAATCGCACACAGGGACTAGTCAAAATATTATAGCTTACACAGAAGTATTAAGTGATACAGCTTGGGGAGGTTCAGGAGGAGAAATATCTGTTCTCGGTAACTTTGCTGCCATTAAAGATGGGTTCGATGAACTAGTTGCTATATCGTCTTTTGACCATTACTTAGTAGCTTTTTTACGCAATAGTATTGTAATTTACAATAATCCAGATTCTCCTGGTGATTTAGGTATAGAACAAACTATACAAGGTATTGGGTGTATAGCTAGAGATAGTATACAGGCAATAGGAAAAGATTTATATTTTATGTCTGCTACGGGCATTAGGTCACTACGACAAGTTATTTACACAGGTGACAGAGCAGACTTAAACGAAATATCTACTCTAGTACGAAGAGAATTTTTAGTAGATGTTGCATCAAGTGAATCTGCTTTAATTAATGTAAGGTCTGTTTACGACCCAGAAGAAGGACAATACTGGTTAAAAGCTCCTGAAGGAAATATTTGGGTGTTTGACATGCACACGCTAGACCAAAATGTTCCTATACGGATTACTAAGTACGTTGATACTAAGTGGGACAGTTTTGCTTATTTTGAAGGAGAGACCTACATAGGCTCTCGCGGAATGATAGGAAAGTATAATGGGTTTGTTGATGATTCTCCGTCAGCAAGCACAGCTTACACTTGCACTTGGCGCAGTAACCCTGCAGATTTAGGTACATCTAAATTAAAAATGTTAAAGAAAGTAACTGCAACAATAGAAGGAGCTAGTACCTCAGATACAGTTAACGTAACTTACGCTTTTTCTGAAGGTGGTAGTGGAGAAGTACCTTTTACTTTATCTTCTAATAACGCATTTAACAGGTCGTCAGGTCTAGCAGTAGGTACAGTTGCAGAGTGGGGAGTAGCTAACTGGAACGTAAACGAGTGGGGAGGAGGCTCTGCTTCAGCCTATAATCTAGCAGCCCCTATATCACAAAGCGGAAGAACATTTAAACTAGGGGTTAGATTTGTTTCTAACGGCTTTCAAATTGCAGTAGAACAATTATCTTTATTTATGAAAATGGGTCGAGAAGGTAGGTAACCATGAGCGATTATACTAGAACACAAAACTTTACAGCTAAGGATAGCCTTGATACTGGAGACCCAGAGAAGGTAATTACTGGCGCAGACATGGACGGAGAACTTAATGCTATCGCAACAGCTATAGCAACAAAAGAAGATGAAGGGCTTATACCGTCAGGTACAGTGATGTTGTTTGTACAGACTGCTGCTCCTACAGGTTTTACTAAAAGCACAACACATAACGACAAAGCTTTAAGAATTGTTAGCGGTAGTGTAGGAACAGGCGGTAGCGTAGCTTTTGAAACTGCGTTTGCAAGTCACACTCCAGCAGGAAGTATTAGTACAAGTGTTGCTAACACAACAGCTACTGGAACAGTAGGCGATACTTCTTTATCCGTAGCTAATTTGCCTAGCCATACGCACTTATTGTTTAAAAGCGGAAATGCAGTAGCAAACTCTGTTACAAGCAGTACAGCAGTAGCTTCTAAGTCTACATTACAAGACTACGAAGAATACGAAATAGGTAATATTTCAGGAACTGCAGATGTTGGATTATCTTCAGCTACAGGTAGTGGTAGCACACATACGCACTCTTACACTGGAGATGCTCATAATCACACGGCCTCTTCTTCTTTTTCTGGAAATGCAATTAATTTAGACGTATCTTATGTAGACGTAATTATAGCTACAAAGGATTAACATGAAATTAGAAGTAAAAGATAACTGCCCTATAAATAACTTTGAATCTTGTAAAAAATTTGATTGTGCTTGGTTCGTTCAAATTAGAGGAACCCACTCACAAACAGGAGAAGAGATTGATAGTTGGGGCTGTTCAGTAGCTATGCTACCTTTACTTTTAATAGAGAACTCTCAACAGTCTAGGCAGACAGGGGCTGCAGTAGAGAGTTTTAGAAACGAAATGGTTACTGCCAACACTAATTCACAAAAAATGTTTTTAGCTACTGCAAGAGCTAAACTTAAAGACGTATCGTAACGGAGATATAACATGTTTAATTTAGGAAAATTTGCTACTTTAGGGCGAAACGAAGATGACACGTTAGCTCACGTTGCAACAGGGGAGATGGTAGTTAGACCTGAAGTATTAGGGCCAGAGCTAACTAATCAAATTAAAAATACTATGAAAGGTTTTGGTTTAGACCCTGCTCGATACACAGTAGGAAGTGGAGCTAACTCTTTGAACCCTGTAACGGGACAGCCTGAGTTTTTTCTAAGTGGTTTATTTGGGTCGTCTGGTACAGGTAAGTATATTAAGCGATTAGAAGAAGAATATAAACCCCAAATACAAAATTTACAATTTGCAACTCCAGGATTTCAAGACCCTTTTGGCACTTACGACATCAGCAGAGAAGGTGTGCAATTAACTCCTTCAGAACAAGTAGCTGGTACAAGTCAGATGTTTCAAAACATGTTGCCAGGTCTTGCTAACAGAGCGCAAAATAACTTGTTTGGACAACAGTTAATGGGAGCTTATCAAGCTCCTACAATGTCTAGGCAAGAGTTACAAGATATGTTTAGTGCTAGTATACAGCCTCAAGAAGAAATGATTGACATGCAAACAGACTCTGCTCTTAGCAGAATACTAGGAGGTCGAGGCGTTAGTACAGGCTCTGCAGATGCTATGGGAGCAGCGCAAAGACAAGCTGACTTAGCTAAACAACAGTTAAGATTAGGGGCTTACGGAGGAGCGCAGAAGTCTTACTTAGATGATATGACTAGTTTACAAAACTTACTAGGTACAGCACAAGGATTTGAAACACAATCTTTAGGTAATTTAGCAGGAGCAGCACAAGCTCAATTTGCACCTTACGCTCAAATGGGTAGGTTCTTACCTAATATACTAGGTTACGGACAAAACCTTACTAACTTTGATATGGGCAAAATTGGTGCAGCTTTAGACTTGCAGAATCAGTACGCTCAATACAGAGCGCAACCTAAAGGTGGATTCTTACAAAATGCAATACTTCCTGCTGTTTCTGCTTTTACAGGAGGTGGTATGAGTATGCCTAGTTTTGGAGGGACTACTGCTACAGCAAGTACACCAGCAGGAACACAAGCTGCTAATGCTATGTATGGTGGCGGGGGAATGAGTGCTAGTAGTGCTATGCCCTTAAATTTTCAATCAGGGAGTTTCTAATAAAATGGCTAACGCATTTGGATTTACAACAAAAACAGACTACTCTGACGTAACTGCAGCAAGGCAAAGGCAAACAGCGCAAACTGCTTTACAATTAAAAGATGCTATGAAAAACGTATCTAGTACAATTATTGAAAAGCGCATAGCTAAAAAATACGATGACCCGTACAGCATAGAAGCTATGAAAGAACGTCAAGTATCTTATGCAGGTATTGACCCAACTAGGTCTGAACAAGCTCGAAAGTACATTAACGACGCTATGACACAACAAAGACTTGATTTAGACCAAGAGTATAAACAACGAGCAGAAGACAGAGCTGTACAAAGTGCTGCTAACACGGAAGCATACAGAAAAAGTAATTTAGAATTACAAAAACAAAGATTTGAAGAATCAAAAAGTCAATATACAGACAAAAAAGACCGAGAACAAGTAGAACGTTATTTTAATTTTGCTGCAAAATATGACCCTGATAAACATTATGATGTTAGTACGCCAGAAGAGTTTGTGCAAAAATATTATCCGCCAGTCTTTAAAAATTATCAAAAAGTGTTAAGTAAAAATTCTAGTTCTTTAGATACTGACGTAAGTGCAAATGCTAATCAAGTTACAATAGCTCCTAATTTTATGAAAACAGTCCCATATCAAGGTCGAGGAGCATTTGAAGGAGTTGCTGAAAAAAACTTAACCAAAGAAGATTACATAGCAGATAGAAACAGTCTAGAAGCTGGTATTGCTAGGCTTCCAGAAAATTACCCTAGACAAATTCAAAATAATATTAATGAGTTAGAAAATAAAAAACAACAAGCATTAGCTAATCCTCCAAGAACTATTAAAGAAGCAAGAAAATTATTAGGAATAAAAACTCATGCAGAGTTTAATAAAAAAGTAGGGCCGTTTCAACCTAACGGACAACCTATAGAAAGATATTTTAATAAGTTGATACAAGAAGAAAAAGCTAAAATATCTTCAGAAAATTTACAACTTAATATTAAAAAAGCAGAAGATAAACTAAGAGCAGATTTAAGAAGCGTTTATAAAGGAGTATTAAATACCCCGAAAAACAAAACAAACGCAGTTAAAGAAAGTGAAAGTAATTCTTTGGATAGACTTGTACGGGGTAGTTAATGGCAACGCCTAATAAAACAACTTACGAAGAGTTAATTAATAATGACGATTTTGTAGGCGATGCTGGCTTAGCTTTAAGAGCTTTAGGCGAAAAAGTTGTTTTTAAAAACAACAGCAGAGAAGAACGAAAAGCTGTTGTTGATAATTTTTTAAAAGAAAAAAGATGGTTTGAGTCTAACTTAGGAAGCACTTACGCTAAAAAAACTGCTGTAGATAGTATGTCTGAAGCAGACAAAGAAAGTTTTGGTAAAGCTTTAAACGCATCAGAAAATCTGCCTACAATATTTGAAGAAGGCGGTGCGCCTACAGCACGAGGTTTATACGATTACGCAGTATCTTCTATTACTGACCCTACTAACTTTTTAAGTTTAGCTTTAGGAGCAGTAAGTTTTGGTGCAGGTACTGCTGCAACTCAAACAGCAAAACAAGCTGTCAAAAGTCAAGTAGTAAATAAAATTAAAGCTGGATTAGTGTTATCTTCTCCTGGAGCTGCAGGTGGAGCAACAAGGTCTGTACTACAACAAGAAACTGAAATAGAAGCAGGAACAGGTCGCAAAGAAGTAGACTACGGTCAAGCAGCTATTATGGGCGCATTAGAAGGCCCTGGAGCTTTTATTGCAGGTGATTTATTAGCTAGAGGTTTATCTCAAGCTGCAAAACAAGTAGATGTAGTTGCTTCTAAAAATCCAACTACTCGCGGAGGAGCAGAGTGGTTAAAGAATAACTTTTTACCTAAAGGTTACAGAGATGAATCAGCATTAAGGTCAGTAGAAAACCTTGAAGGATTACGAAAAGTTGCAGAAGCTGACGCTGATGTAGTAGCTAAAAATATTGATAGTGCTATTGAAGATAGCACAAAAGGTTTTTCTCCAGAAAAAAGACAAGAAGTTATTGATGAGGTTAATAACTTTTTAATTGGCGGTAAGAATGTTAAGCCCGCTAGTAATTTAAACGAAAAAATTATTGACAGCGTTACTGAAGCTAAAGATTTAATATTAGACGCACAACAATTTGCAAAAGATACAAGCGGTTTACAATCTGCTTTTAAACAAATATTTACTGGTGACTATGCTCGTACTATGTACGAAGTTTTTAATGTTAATAAACGGTCAATGAAGTTTGACGATTTTATTAAACAACAGCAAAGTAAAGGTAATAATATTTTAAACGATTTAGATTTCTTTTTACAATCAAAAGAAGGAAGAGATTGGTTTAATAATTTATCAGATGCAAATAAAAAATCAACTGCTACTACTAATTTAACTTACAAAGCAGTTAAAAAATCAAAAGATTTACAATTAAAATTAGCTAAAAATTTATACGAACCTAAAAAAGGTGGGTTTATAAACGTAGCTAATGTTAAAACTAAAGTAAATTTACCTAAATTTCAACAAGATTTATACGGAACAAATTTATCTCCTAGCATGAGATTAAAATCTAGTGTGTCTGGAATATATGGTAACGTATTAAAACATAGGTTAGCCAAAGAGTTTTTAGACGTTTTACCAGAAGGTTCTATTGTTAGAGGTTCTAATGCTAGGATAGCTGCAGAGCGTTTAGGAGTACAAGAAAAAAATGTTGTTCGTTTAGTTGGACAAGGCGATTCTTTTATTCGAGTACCAAAAAATAGAATAGACCGTTCAGTAGCAAATCGTTGGATAACAAAAGAACAAGCTAATAGACTTGACCCGTTTACTAAACGTATTCGAGGCGTAGACCAAGACATTTTAGGAATTACAAATCCAGTTGCGTCAGGTTTATTATCAGGAATAGCACGTACACAAGGTACGTTAAAATTAAACAAAACTGTTTTATCTCCTATAGCGCACCTAAGAAATGCTTTAGGAGCAACGCAAGCTGTTCTTGCTAGTGGTAATACAATAGGAACTTTACCAGAACTAATTAAAACAGTTACTGCTGTTGGTAGTAAACAAGCAAGACAAGAGTTAAAAGACTTAGCTAAAGATGCAAAAGCTTTAGGAGTTACTAGTACTAGCGTAGAGTTAGAGCAGATTCTAACTAGATTAGGTAGAGATATGTCAGAAGACCCTGCCTTAATAGAAAAAATATTTTCTTTAGGAATATCGGGAACAAAAGCAGGAAAGCTAGCTACAAAAGTTTACGGTAAAACAGATGACATAGGAAAAATTCTTACTTTTGCAGCAGAAAGACGGTTTCAACAAAATTTATTTAAGAATTTAAACAAGACTCAAATTAAAGATTATTTAGCAGAAAGTGGGTTTGAAAGCCAAGAACAAGCTATAAGAGAACTTGCAGCTAGAAACACTTTAAATGTTATGCCTGTGTACAGCAGAGTACCTGCATTTACAGAAGCTCTTAGAGGTATTCCAGTTATAGGAAATTTTACTGCGTATCCTTTAGAGGTATTTAGAAATTCTTTTAAAATACTTCAACTAGGTGCTAAAGAAATTGACCAAGGTTTTAGATTAGGCAGCAATGAATTAGTAACTAGAGGAGCAACTAGAATTGCATCTATTTCTACAGTAGCTGCAGCTCCATATGCGGTAGCTGCGTACCTTAATACTACAAATGAACACGAAAAATTAGTAGAAAGTTTAAGGGATTTCGTAATGCCTTGGCATCAAAATGGTGCATTAGTTATTGATAAAATAGATAAAGAAGCAGGTACAGTAGAATACAGAGACTTATCATACTCTAATCCTTTACAGCCTTTAACGAAAGTAGGAGCAACTATTGCTAAAGGTTTATCAGAACAACAACCTTCTGTAGAACTTTTAACCGATGTAGGTAAAACTGCTTTAGGAGAGTTAGTTGGGCCTTATACAGACAAAAGTTTAACTAACACTGCAGTTAATGGAGCTTGGGATTTTGTATCGTCAGACGATGAAAATGTAAGAGCTAGAGGTTTAAGAAACGTAGTTAAAAGTTTAAATCCAGGAATTTTACAACAAGCGTTAGATGCTACACAAGAACTAGGTGGGTTAAAAAGTAGCAAAAAATTACTAGGATTAGCTTCTCCACAAGATGTAGAACAAGTAATGTACCCTAAGTTTGCAGGAGAACTACGAGAGCCACCAAAAGATTTATCAGAGTTAAGTTCTATTTTAAGTAAAAAAGGCTATAACCCAGGTGCTTTAACTACTTACAAAATTAACTTAACTACTTCTGCTAAATTTGCAATGCAGGAAATTAATTCTCAATCTAATAAACAGTGGAGTAATTTTACACAAGAAACTAGAAATTTGTTTCAAGACCCTACTATAGAAATTCCTGCACAAGAAATTTTAGACAAATATAAAGACACTTTAGAAGTTCAATATTACGCACAACAAGGTGTAGCTAATTTATTTAATGATTTAAAAAATATTGTTGGGGAAACTAAAGCTAGAAAAGTTGTAATGTCTCATAACTTAGATGGTGTTATTAGTAAGCGTTTAAAACGAAAACTGTTGTCTGATAATCCACAGTCAGATTTAAAAACTTTAAGTTACAGCTCTGCTGCTTCTTCTTTTTGGAAAAAAGTAAGAAAAACTCAAGGTGGTCGAGATGTTAATATGGGAGCTTGGAGACAAGCTTTTAAAGAAATTGACAATAAATATAACAGAAAAAGTGTATTATTGGACATACCTGTTGATGAAGTATAAACTTTTAATTTTAGTTTTAATATTATCTGCTTGCGCTACACCTATACACAAGACAAAAGCAGAAACAAACACTATCAGTAGTACACTTACGGGTACAACTACTGTAGACAAAACACCGCCGACTGCCTCTGCGCCGAACTTGGTTCTCAACAACCAGGACGTATGCAGCTACCCTGCCTCCGCAGCAGTTCAAACCCAAATACTGGGTTTTGCAGCAGGAACCACTATCCGCGATAAGAACTGCGAACGCCTCAAACTATCGAGGGTTCTGTATTTCTCGGGCATGAAGGTAGCGGCGGTCTCTTTACTGTGCCAAGACCCTAGAGTATTCTCTGCTATGAATATGGCAGGGACTCCTTGCCCTTACATGGGTAAGATAGGGGCTGAGGCTACAGCTTTGTGGGAAGCTAACCCAGAGAAGAGGCCAGACTACAGACAGTATAAACGGTCTAATAAAGCTAAAGCAGGGCGATGGACAAGAGTTCGCGGAGAAGTAACGTGGGTTCCTGACGATGAAGAAGATACTGACGACTAGCTTACTGCTAGTCTT